TAGAAGAAGAAAAAGAAGAGGAAGCACCTGTTGTACAGATGGTTTCAATGATGAAAGAGGAAGAAAATGAAGAAGAGGAAGAGGTGATACAAATGATTGAAACATTTACAGAAGAAGAAAAAGAAGAAGAGAAAACAACATCTGAACTATTACAAGAAGGTTTTGAAGAAGAACAAAAAGAAAATGAACAAGAAGAATCCAATAGCGAAACTACTGAGACTACCGATGCTACGGAAGAGAGTGGTAGCGAGCAAGAAGAAGTACAACAGAAAGAAACAAAAACAGCAGGACTTGAAACAATCTTAGAAAAGATTGATGAACAAGTTAAGCAAATAGATAAAAACTTAGCACTAAAAAACTTAGTAAAATTAAAAGTAATGTCATCAGGAAATCTTCTGGAAGCATACAATATACCTTTTTATGAGCCGCGTATTATATACGAAGACCAAATAGATATAAAGGACAATCGTATTATTTATGATATTGATTTAGTAGAATACAAACAAAAAGATCCTATTTTTATACAAAAACAAAAGTTGAATAGCATTTTACAAGAACGTCAAAATTTGATAAACGAGTTACAGGTTTTACAAAATGGATAAGATTAAAAATCAATTAGCCGGTGTAGCAGCTTTACTTGGTGTCATTGCAGCAATTGGTGGTGGCTTTGTAAAGTATGGAGAGATTGTAACCAAACTAGATGCATTAGAAGGTGCTAGTGGTGGTATAGATTTTTCTCCGCAGATTGCAGTGTTAGAAGAAAAAGTTAATGCATTAGAAAATGCAGACACATCACATACTCACGAAGTTGGTAAACACGAACACGAAGCACATGGTCATACTAAAATTTTAGTAAACGAAAAAACAATTCAAATACTACAAAATCAAATAGACGAACTAAAAGCAAAGAGCGATAATCCATTAGCACAATAATGAATCTTTCACGTAATTTTACTCTACAAGAGTTGATCAAATCAGATACTGCTATCCGTTTGGATATCAATAACAATCCAAACTCAGGGCAGATAGAAAAACTAAGATTACTTTGTGAGAATATTTTACAACCCGTCAGGGATCACTTCGGCAGGGTTAAGGTGACTAGCGGATTTAGAAGTGAACAACTTTGTATTAAGATAGGTAGCTCTGTTAATTCACAGCATGCCAAAGCTGAAGCTGCAGACTTTGAATGTATGGGCACAGATAATGCTGAATTAGCTGACTGGATATATAACAACCTAGAATTTGACCAATTAATATTAGAATTTTACACACCGGGAGAGCCAAACAGTGGGTGGATACATTGTAGCTATACTACTGACCAACCAAGAAAACAATTTTTACATGCCTACAAATCAGAGGGTAAAACAAAATATAAACCTGTGATTGGAAAGGCAAAAGATCTTGTCTAAAATAAAATTTAATTTTTCAAAGATAGATACTGTTCATGGGCATTGTGAAGAGTGTGAGGAAGAGGCAATCATGGTCGCAATTGTCACTGATTTTTATAGATGTACAAATTGTGGGGCAGACACTAAACAACATGTCAATGGCTCAATCAGATATTTAAAATTAAATGAATCTGACAAACAATGGTTAAGAGAAAATCGTGGCTAAACAAAAATTTGTAAACTTTACACCAAGGCCAAAACCTAGAAAACGACCTAGAAGACACAAAAAAAGACTATCAAAATCAGAAAAAAGAGATCATAAACCCTACAATCGTCAAGGAAGAAAACAATAGTTGACAAACATCTTGAAATGATTATCCTATAATCATGAAAGGGATATTATGACAGATCAAACTAGATGGGGCATTGACCAAGTGCAACAAGAAAACAAAGCAAGAGCTCGTGAACAACAAAAAAAAATGAGAGATGAAATAGCTTTTTTTGTTTTAAATTGTAGTGTGTTTAAACTACAAAAAATGTACGAAGAAATGAAACGATTAAAAAAATGAAAAAGTTAGTTTTAGATATAGAAGGTATTAATAAAAAACAATGGACTAATTTTGTTTTAGAGCTAAACTTAATGAAAAAGGCGTGGAAGAGGTACGGTGTTGACGTAAAAATAGTTGGTAAAAATGTTAAAAAAATTATTGAATGGGGAAACAAAACCGGTGAATACTCAAGACAATTTGGACAAGATAGCGAATCTTTGGAACAAAACAAAAGATCCAAAGTATAAAGAACTTTGGTATAGAAAGATAAAAGAGATAGCGTATGGAGTTGGATATAATAATATTGAAAGACGGATTTTATCATCAAATCCTAGTAGCAGAAAACGTGATTGATTGTTTTGACTTTTGTGATGAATTAAGGGAGAGGTGGACAACCTATCTTGATGAAAGAAACCAACACATAATTAAAGGTGGCAAGTGGGGTGGTGGCCAATGGTTTGGTTGTATCTGTCGTTAAGTTGTAGTTTGTTCTTTACAATCAAAAGCCGTGAACATTTCAAATTCATTGATGGTTCGGGGATCAAGCGACTTTAACATCATACTAGAATGATCATAACCATATATAATACATTTATGGTATTCATCAAACTCAGAGATAGGTGTGGGAATAGGCTTACATTGATTGCCCGGAATACCACTACAAATTACCATAATTAAAATATATTTAATCATTGACTTTTAATATTAATCTCCTATATTATCAAAATTAATAAATGAAAGGAAAGTATGACCGATATAACAAAGTATAGAAACGTTTCTCTTCCAAAAGAAACATACAGGGTTTTAGAAGAGTTGTCGAAGGTATTATTGCCTGACGCAAAACTGTCAATATCTAAGACTATTGAATGTATTGCAAACGAAAAGAAAAAGAAACTTAACGGAAAAATGAAGGAGAAATAATGTTTACGTTGACTGAAGAACAAAGAAAACAATTATTACAGTATATGTGGCAAAGACCATACGGTGAAGTTGCACAACACATAGCAATGTTAGCATCATTAAAACCAGTCGAGACAAAAAAAGATGACGGATCCAAAAAAGATCTGTCCTAATTGTCAAGGTAACGGATTTGTTAAAACACACAAGTCTGACAACCCTGCGAATGATGTAGTAATGCAATGCACTATTTGTAATTCGAAAGGAGAAATACATGATAAAGAATTTGATGAATATTTTGATTCTCACCCTTTGCTTAAGTCATTGCGCACTGAACACAACTGATATGATAAATATTGGTGCGGGTATCTACGGTGGATTTGAACGTGAGTGATCAGTTAGATATAGCCTACATCGCAGGTTTATTTGATGGCGAGGGTTGTATCACTTACAAACAATATATGCGAAAACGAAAAGGACAAAAGAAAGCATATCCAACTTGGTCTATTAGAATGGAAATAGCAATGACAGATAAATCTGTTTTGATTTGGTTACACGAAGTATTGGGTGTTGGAACACTTGGTGAGAAAAGATACAAAACAAAATATACTGTTGGTTGGAAAAAACAATGGCGTTGGCGTTGTCAGTTTAGAGATGCGTATTATGTTTGTAAATTAATCTGGCCTTTTGCACATGTTAAGTTACCGGGTGTACAAAAAATAATAGAACATTATTCAAAAAAAGTTTTAATGAATGATAATATTGTTGACTTAGAAAAATATAAAGAAATAATGAGTTTAGAATGAAACAAACAGAAGAAAGTAAAGAAAGCAGAGAGATAGTTTATTTTTTATTGTGTGAAGACTTTGTAAAAATAGGGAAAGTAACTGCCATTAATCAAGAAGACATAAACGATCCCGTAAACGAAAGAAAAGTTTTAAATAGATTGAGTGCCTGTAAGACAGGAAACCCTAATGAAATTTATTTACTAGGGTATTTGTTTGGAAAGGAAGATTATTGGCACAGAGTTTTTTACGAACATAAACATAGGGGCGAGTGGTATGTGTATGAAGGTTTAAAAGGAATTGTCTTTAATTTAAGATTACAACCGAGTAGAGATTATCTTCAAAATTGGAAGTTTGAAACTTGTGATGCTTTAGAAACCCAAATAGATGAGATGTGGAAAAGGTTTGGTTTAAATAAATTTGAACAAGAACGAAAAAAGAAAGAGTTACAACTTAAAATAGATAGAATAAAAAACTATGATTGGGATCAATATATTTTAGAGGTCAGCGATATTGGTTACAGAGATATTGCAAAAACTGTAATCGATAATAGATTTACCAAAAGAAATAGTTTTAAACAACTTGAAATTAATAAAACTAAAAATTTTTCAAGTGAAAATTGGCAGTTGATATGTGAAGCTCTTGGTTTATTGTTTAGAACTAATGTTGAATATAAAGAAAAAAGAAAAGAATCAATAGTTGATGAGTTTCATGATGTCATACACGAGGGGGAGATGTACTATAATTTAAATATATATTCTAATATGGCTCATGGTTTGACGATTAGAAATGCTGTATTTTTATATGAAAACATGCATGAAAGTATTAGAAACTTAGCGATTGAAAACATGAAAAAAAGAGAACAGAAACATCGAGAAGCTATTAATAGTATGTATAAAAGAAAACAGGAAAATAAATCTAATGAAATGGAATAAAAAATTTAACTATCCTAAAAGTCAAAGAGAATTAATTAAAGGTCAACGACACTATGCCTTGAATGAAGAAAAATTACCGAGTGTGACTACTATCTTGTCCGAAACTCAGAGTGACGAGAAGAAAGAAAGTTTAGCTAGATGGAAAGCGAGGGTCGGTGAAACTGAAGCTGAACGAATAAAAGATAGTTCAGCGAGTAGAGGTACGAATATGCACTTGCACCTTGAACGTCACATACTTGGTCAAGGTCACATTGATCTAACAGACGAGGGTCAAGTGGCAGGCGACATGGCTCAAGTGATAATCGACAAGGGACTTTGCGACATGGGTGAGATATGGGGATCTGAGGTGACTTTGTTTTATCCAAACTTGTATGCGGGGGCGACCGATTTAGTTGGTGTCTTTGATTATGAAGATAGTATTGTTGACTTTAAACAATCGAATAAGCCTAAGAAAAAAGAATGGATTGACGACTATTTCATGCAACTAGGGGCGTATGCTATGGCGCACAACTGTGTCTATGATACTGAGATCACGCAAGGGGTTATCTTGATGTGTACTCCAGATAAATACTTTCAAAAGTTTCAAATAAAAGGCAAAGAGTTTATCAAATACCAACACAAATTTCTAGAACGATTAGATAAATATTATAGTGAGAAGAAGTAAGGCGACCATTTCTGATCGCACTTAAATTAATTATCCTTCATTAAATGTTTTAAAAACAACCCAAACATGATTATTTTCATCGGTATAAGTAACTCTATAATCATCGTATGAATACTTTTCCGTTGTGTGTGGGTCGTTGTTCCAATCATCAACATTATCTTTTAATTCTTTCATAGCCGTTTTTTTATTTTTAAAATATTCTAAATTACCATTCTCATCACGCCATACATTTTCCCAACCATAAGTAAATTTAGTTTGTACTTCATAATGTTTTTTCATGATTTACTCTGTCCTTTCTATCAATTCTTTAAAGTGCCATTGTCTTCCATACTTAATAACCTCTGCCGTAATTAAATTTTCTTTAATATCTTTTATGTCTTCGATTAAATAATGGATTTCTCTTTTTTGCACCCAACCAGAATTATGTATTTTGTATATATCGGTAAGTAGTTTTTTAAATTTCTTCTCTGTTTCATACATGACATCTAAGAAATCTTTCTTCTTACTTTGTTTTTTCTTTTTCATAATTTATCCTTTCTATAAACACTCCATGCAATACTCTGGATTGCTAGAGCTTTGGTTTTTGTACAGATACTTGTTGCACATCTTGGCCTTACAAATAACTGTACCTTTTAATAGATCCCTCTTTTTCCTTTCTTCTTCTTTTTTCTCTATGTAGTCTTCTATGCCTTTGTAGTCTTTTATTTTCATTCTACCTCCTCTAATGTATCTACATCAACGTATTCATGTAAATATTGTTTGCAATGTATTAACGCCATTTCTTCTGCTTCCTGTTCGTCCTCTGCCTCGACCACTTGTTCATAACCTAACTCGCTTATGCCTACTTTGTACTTTTTCATATTATCCTTTCTTATGTTCCTCAAAACATTTTTTTATAAATTGTTTTAATTCTTCAAGTTCTATGTTTGGATCATAATAATCGTTGTCATTAATACCAACCTTACCCGCTACATTAATTTCTTGATCCACAGCTTTTATTATTTGTTCTTCTAATTGTGTTATGTTCATATTATCCTTTCTGCTCGTTCGCTTGTTGATTTTCAAAAATAATCTCTGTAAATACATCATCTGCATTTTCTAATAAGACTAAATTTAATTCGTGTAAAATATCACCTTCTGCCCAATTTGGACTTGCAAGTTTAAAAGATACTTCACCACTTGTAGTTTTTTTTATTTTTTGTAATTTAGAAATTAAATCTTTTACTTTCATATTATCCTTTCTGTTATTAGTCATACTCCCTTATTATCCTACATAAGATTATAAGTACATGGTCAAAAGTGTCGCACCCATATATTATATGTTGTTATCCTATATTGTGTATGATACAAGGTTTTCATGAATACAGATATAAAAAACGAGAAAAAAGATAGCGATTTGTTTTTCAATCTTGCTAAATCTTTTAACGAAGTTAGTAGTGTCGCTAGTGTCCATGCAAAAATAATGGTCTTAACGGATCTTAAATTGCATATACAAGGCAAGATTAACGAGTTACAAGAGTTAGCGGAAAAAATAGATCCGCTTTCTAAAAATTCAACAGAATAGGTTTATACCTATTCATTGAATAATCGAGGTTTAGTTGTTTTAGCTCTCTTCCTCGATTTATAAATGAGTTGGGAGTTGCTCCCGTAAACTCAACAAGTGGCTTGTTTCGGGGATTTTGGGCATTAGTACCTTTCTGTCCTAGTTTGCCTCGAAACAAGTCTAAAATAAGACAAAATCACAAAATTGCCATAAATAAAAAGTTAGGTTTTATGCGGTTGATCACCAGACTATACCTTTTTGGAAATTTGTAAATTTGCGATTTGGGTTTAGAAAAAGAGAGGTGATCTGGCACTTTGGTGATCAGCTAGGAATACCAACGGTTTTAGAGCAATGGATATTATATGTAGTATCCTATATAATCGTTTAAATAGGGGCTAGGGCTGTACTTCAAATCTGAATTTTGCATTTAAAATTCTGGAAACAGTATAGGGGTGATGATATACAAAACCATGCCCAAAAAAAGAAAAATCAATACAATTACTAAAAGTGTTAATGACATACCTTATCCAAAATATAGGGTTGAGTGGATTGATTGTGTTAGTGATAGCGCATGGGCGGACGAAAAAGAGTTCACGAAGATGAAACTAGCAACGCCTGTTAATGAGGGGTGGATCTTCTCTAAAGACAAAACATCAATTAAAATGTTTGCAAGTTACGACAAAGAAGATGACGGCTCAATTACCTTCGGTGATCGTACCATGATACCTAGATCATGGGTTAAGAAGATGATTAAAATTAATTAAGTTTTTTTATTCTTGGTAATCTTTTTTTCTCTACGTTTTTCTTTACATCATCAACGCTGACATTTTCTAAAATTGGTGAGTATTCATCTATAATTTTTTTTAATTCTTCTTCCATTTCTGCTTTGGACATATCATCTAGTTTTCCCGTTCTGATAATCTTCTGCTCAACGTACAAGCCTGCGGCCTTGCCTCTTGCTACTTCTGCATTACTAGCGGCTGAGAAAGCACCTTTTTTTAATGCTTGTTCTCTTATTTTTGCTAACTCTGATATGTGTTTTTCATAAGTGACTTCATACTTTTTTTGATATTCTTCTCTTAACTCACCTATGTATTGAACAACTAACGGATACAACTTAGGGTTTTGTAATTCGTATGCCGTTTGCCTTGCTCTGTCTTTTTCGTATCCCGCCTCAATAGCGCACTCGTAGCCGTACTTTCTGCCTTCGTTAGATACTAACAAATTAGCAAACTTTCTCTGCATTTCAGTTAATCTTTTTGGAACACCCATAGTTGACATTTACGTCAAATAACTCTAAAAGTCAATAACATGATAAATGCGAAAGAATTAGCTAGACAATTAGATCGTTTTTTAAAATCACCAACTTGTCAAGACGCTAGAGTAGTAGTCAAACTTCCGCAAGGTGAATTTCATTCACCAGATGGTCAATTTGATATTCTCTCAATAAGTTTATTTGAAAATAACATTATCGGTGCGAGAGAAAGCCATAGATTAGTTATTGAGTTATCAACTCAACAATCATGGCAAATGGGCAAAGTTAAAAAGAAACTTTAATATCCTAACCAACTTTTAACATCTTTTAATTTATATTGTTTTTTGTTTCCCAACTCTTTAATGAAATAATAAAATTCATCTATATTTCCATGAAGTGTTATTATTCTTATTGCTTCCGCTTGGGTAATTATTTTCATGTTATCCTTTCTTTTATATTAATATTGCGTTTCTATAGTTTTTTTCTTCAATGCACAAATCACCGTCAATATCTAATCCGCCTTTTTCAACTAGTATTTTTCTTGCTTGTTCCTCTGTTTCTGCCTCTATGCAATAGTGATATGAGCATGGCACTTCAAACTCAAATGTTTTTTTATTTTTAGTCATGTTATCCTTTCTTATTTTCATTGTCATTGTATTTAAGTTCTTCAAGTTTGTCTATTACAGTGTCAAACTCATTACAACTGCAAGTAATATCGTCTGTTGTATCTGGCTCACCTTTAGATTGCCACTCGCTATAATTACAAACATGAAAATCTGCATCTCTTAAATCTCTTATGTTTTGTATTATATCTTCTATTCTGTTGTCATGAATAGTATCTGCTTTGCTCATTTTAGTTTATCCTTTCTTTTTAGTTTATAGGACTATCCCATATAGGATAGCCCTTGTCAAGTTTAATTTAAAAACTAATATGTGTATCTTCCATTATTTGTCTTTTTAAATATGCTCTTTTATTTTTTAATATTTTTTTAGCCGTTTTTATATCTTCTTCAGTTGGTTGATTATCTAAAAATTGATTAAGAGTTGAATTATCAAAATTTTTAACCCATGTTGACAATTCTTTTATTGATAAAGTTTTAAACCATTTTTCCATTTTATTTATCCTTTCTTTTTAGTTTATAGGACTATCCCATATGGGATAGCCCTTTGTCAAGTGTTACTACCAATTAGCTTTTTTTTCTGTAATCGTTGAATTTTTTAAAAGATTTTCAACGCTTACATTCCACGATTGAAACAGACTTAATTTACTTGGCGCATATACCAAAAAATTAGCCATTTGATTTTCAACTTTGTAAATATATCCCTTTACCTTTTTATTGTGAAATGAGTTATATATTAAAATTGTTTTATCTTTAATTAATTGATTTAGTTTATTTACCTCGTACATTTGTTTTATCCTTTCTTTTTAGTTTATAGGACTATCCTATATATAAGATAGTCCTTTGTCAAGTTTAATTATGCTACTTCTTCATCTTCTTTATAATATTCTTCATCTATCATATAGAATTGATCTGGATCAATTTTGAAGAATTTATAATCAGTCATGCCACCTCGAGCATCTGCACCATTATGAATACAGAGTGCGATTATATTATTTTTGTATAAATCACCGCTTGAGATCCATTGAATATCCTGACTTAAACAATTATCAAAATTATAAGTATAAGTGCATTTAGCCTCTTCATCTGGATATACAAACTCATTCATGAAGTCTTCTACATCTGCAATTACATGACTTCTTCCATTAGGATTATCTAAACCATGATATTTATCTTTACTGATCCAGTCATTAAATTGCTTTGTCATATCTGGAAGATGTGTGCAACTTTCATTTAAGTGATGAAATAAAGATTTTGTAATATATCCATCTTCTTTAGAAATATATTCTTCATTTTCAAAATCTTCTAATGTCTTTTTTTGATTTCGTTGCCAGTTTCTTCCATCTTCACCGCCACTATCTAAAAAGTGAGTGCCAGTATTTTCAGTCAACATTTCATATATTATTTGTTTAGTCATTGTTTTACCTTTCTTTTATATTTGTTTATAGGATTATCCTATTACATTTATAATATAAGTCAAGCACAAAAAAGAAAGTATTTACAACTTGTAGTTGTGCAATAACTGTTGCATATTTGCAACACTTCCAATGTTGTGATAACGTTAAAAATCACATGATTAATGAAGCCAAATTTTACCAATATTTCAAAAATAAAACGCCTCAATTTTCATTTACTCGCATTGAAAATTCAACTGCTTTGGGTACTCCAGACGCTTTGGTATATAATAAAAAAGGGCATTTTTTCACAATAGAATTTAAAGTTATTAGAGGTTATAAAATTAGATTTTCACCGCACCAGATAGCCTTCCACGTCAAGCACCCTTTAAACTCTTTTATCATGGTCACACGAGCCTTAAGGCCTGATCCAATACTTTATGAGGGATCACAAATAAGGGATCTGGTCACAAGTGGCTTGAGGCTTGAGCCTATAGCAAAGAGTTTAGATCCATGCATCAAGCGACTTGAAGCGGTTTAATAGGCACAACTATAGGTTGAAAAAAAATTAAATTAATTGTTTTTTTATTTGACTTATTATTTATTATAGGATATTGTAGGATTATGAATAACACAAAGAAAGGTACAACAATGAACATTAAAGAAATAAAAAACTATAAAATGAATGACGCGGTTTATCAGTTAAGAAGACAAGTGATGAATTTAATTTATGAAGCTAAAAACTACGGCATTAATTTACCTAGAATCAATGTTAGAGTTGGAAGTGCTACCAAAGGCAATGAGAAAGTTTTGGGTGTTGGCGGTGCTAAAAACATTTGGATTACTGAAAAAGCAATTAATAAAAGTATGGATTATTTAAGACACGTGGTTTTCCATGAAATCGGACACGCGGTTTTCAATCTACCGCATAATGAAAAATGTCCTTTAATGGCTTCTGTTTTATCTAGCCCATGCACAAAAACACAAGCACTAGAAATATTGAAAGGATACGCCAGATAAAAAAACCAGACACAAGCCACTAGATCCTAGTGGCTTGGCGCTAGAATAGAGGTACCAGAACGAATTGAAAATTTAAAAGTTTTTTTATTTTCGATTTTGCTTTTTGCAAAAGAAACATACAATAGTAAGACAAAATGCAAAGATTTGTATAGTCAAATCCCTGAAAATCATTATAAGACTGAAAGTAACATCAAAAAAATTTTACAAAAAATTTTTCGAAATGCAAATAGACCTAGAAAAAATAAATAGACTACCACCTGACGTTAGAGACAGATTTAAGAAAATCCTGGTAAAATACAAAGAGGAAGATCAAAAGGAAGCGGCACAAAAGGACTTTCTATCTTTCACAAAGCATATGTGGCCTGATTTTATTGAGGGTGAGCACCACAAGATTATTGCAGATAAATTTAATAAACTAGCATCGGGTGAAATAAAAAGGCTGATAGTGAATATGCCACCAAGGCATACAAAGTCCGAGTTTGCATCAACACTGCTTCCAGCATGGATGATTGGTAAAAATCCAAAACTAAAAATTATACAGACAACACACACAGGAGAACTTGCAGTTCGTTTTGGTCGTAAAGCCAAAACACTAATTGATAGTCCAGAATATCAGAATGTATTTAAGACAAGACTAAGAGAGGACTCCCAAGCCGCTGGTCGCTGGGAAACAGCACAAGGTGGCGAGTATTTTGCAGC